TCCCACTGTCACATGACTGATGGCACCGTCTTCACTTTCGGCTCTGGGACGGGCGTGGCCTTCGGGCCTCCTCCTCAACCACAGCCTTTCCAGTTCACTGCAGCGGGAGTTGGAACTGAGCCTTGCATCGGGATCGCCCGGGGTATTGCCAATGGGGCAGCGCAGCTGCTTGCGGCTGCGGGGGTACCACCTACATCCGATATGGGGACCCAAGCTGACCAACCACCCAAAGATGGCGCTCCAACCAACCCGCCACCAACGAAAGCCGAGGTGCCTGCCAAGACGTCCACAGTCAGTGATCGTGGGGCCGCTCCGGAGCCCTTGCGGAAATGGTGCCGAAATAATGGGTGTCGGCACAACAAACATGTTCAGGGTTGCTGGTTTGCCAACCCCCGACAACAGCCCCCGGTCGTCCAGCTCCGGAAGCAGTGGATCCCAGCGGAGCCAAGGGGTGGTGGCCAAAGTGGTGGCCCACCTCCAGCGGTGCCGGATCAGCCCAATCCAACCCCAGCCCCGGTGTCCGTACCCCAACCCCCACCCGGCCAGTGTGTGCCACCTGAGCCTCCGTTGCCAGCAGCAGTCGCAAAAGCGGTCGCAATCCTCCCAGACCCCGTGGTACTGGTGGGACAGGGAGACCAACAGCCCCCTCCAACTAGTGGGGGTTCTAAAGACGATGGGGCAGCCCCTGCCGTGGTATGCGAAGTGCCTCGGGCGGGGCAGGCGGCTGGGGCCAAGGGCCCATCGGGCCCATCTGAGCCGGAAAAGCGGGGAACTGATCATTCATCAAAGGCATCTACACCAGGAGTCACAATCCAACACGGCCATCATCAATTGGCAGCCTCAAGGAGACTGGCGTATACAACAATTCTGGATGGGCTTATCCCAAAAGTCGCGAGAGCAGCTGGTGTGGCACCTCCTGGGGCGCGTGTATGCATCGTGGATGTGGGAGGTGGCCGGTCGGGCATGCAGAATTTGGCTCGTATTCTGACCAAGGTGGGCGGCGCTTATCTGCATGTGTTGTGTCCACTCCTTGGCGCGATGGACCGGCAGAGGTTCCTCGCTGCGGTCGACCAAGCGCCTGAAATGTTCCGCGAGGTGGGCGAGGCTCCGGTTCATGGGCTCGTCAACTACTGCCATCACATCCTCACCGAGTGCACATGCCTCGACCATTATGCCGAAAAGTATTGCCTCAGTGTGCACAGCATTTACCACCTTCGGGAGGATGACCTTGTTCGGCTCAAGGGGTGCACAATGGAGGTGGCCTATCATCCGGAGCATGACGTACCAATTAGCGACCCGGAGTTCTTTTGGGCAAGGTGGCATGAGCGGTTTTGGGACCTGACGTGGGGTCAGGTGGCGGTTGCAATCGTTCGCCCGATCATCTATGGCGAGCGGAAAATTTGGTTTGTACCAAAAGGTCCGGCAGGGACCCTTTACTACCATGATGAATGTGCGTGGTTGCGCAATGGGGGCAAGCATTCATCGTTCCTATCCCGGTTTGTTGACCGGAGTTCGTCGGATGGGATCATTTGCAGTGTCGGTATTGGAGCCTGGGTGTACTTACAGCTGAACGCTTGGTGGGCGACTTACCGATGGCTGGCCGATTGGATCGCGTACCAAGAGGTTGTGGCCAAGCGGAGTTACTACGGTGCCTGGGGTGCCCCGGAGTGGTTCCAGTTGTACCTGGCCCCTGGGAATGCACCCCAATTGCCTGTGTGGTCTTGGGGTGCCGTCTTCGCTGTGTTTGCTGGGATTGTTTTGCTGCGGTTCGCTTGTTTGCGGACACGGTGGCCAGGCGTGCTCACCGATAGCACGGTTCATGTGCTCCCAGCCTCCCAGATTGCCACCAATCAGGGGGATGCCTTGGTGCGGATCATTAAGGTGGAAGTGTCTTCTGCGGAACTGATCGAGCCAGTCGAGGTCGGCGGGATGGCGACGCACCCGGAATCAATGGCGTCGGCAGCTTCTATGCTGCTGAGTGCAGCTGCAGGCGAAAAGACGCAGGAGCGCACAGCGGCCCAACTGATTCGGCGGCACAATTTATCCATGGACATGGCTTTCAATGTTGTTCGGCGTGCCCAGCAGAATTTAAACGGACTTCGCTCAGCTGGGATGACCCCGAGTTCCCCAGCACCCAGAGCTTCATCGGGGTTCCTTGGTTTCCTGGAAAGTGCCTTGATATCCCCGCTCGTGTGGACTTGGCGCCTGGTGCGGTGGTTGCTTTCAGTGCGGTTGATCTTTATTGTCCTAACGTTGTGGCTCCTTCCCAAGGTGAAGGGCGAGGATTGCGGTTGGCTGGACTCTCGTTCAAGCGGTGCTGGTGCACATGTAAGTGTGTGGGAACCACTGTCAACGCCTTGGTCTGCCGGCACTTGGCCAAGCCGCTCTACCCTGTTGGGCCGATCCAGGCCCCGAGCTGGGTCCACGCCGTGCAGGACTACCTCCAAGATCAATTCGACGCGGCGCGAGGAATTGCTGGAGCCGCATGGGCTGCGAAGCGGCCGGCTTGGCACCTCGAGGAGATCATGGATTCAATTGCCTTCGATGAGGAAGACTTCCGTGTTAAGGGACACCTCAAACATGAGGTCCTCACCAAAGAACCCACCAAGGCGCGACTTATACAGGCCCATTGGAATGAACGGACCGCATATGGGTATGCTGCTGAGTACAAAGCTTTCCATCTTGGGCTGTGCGCTTGCTCTGGCGTGGATGTGGTCGTTGGCAAAACGAAGGCCCGAGTTTGGTTCGCCATGGGGATGTCTCCTTCCGACATCGCCGCCGTCGTCGGGCCCTGGGAACGGCTCGGATGGCTGTACGAAAGCGACGGAACCAATTGGGATGCAAATATCCAAGCCGAGCACTTGCGGGTCAAGCTGGACCTTTACCGGCGTCTTGACCCCCACCTCTACAGGCACGCCAAGCGATGGGTCGGAAAATTCACTGGCAAGGTGTATTTCCGTGGTATGCAGCCGACTTTCGTCGCGTATTCCGGCTCCGACACTGTTAAGAGTGGGGCGCCCGACACGAGCTCGGGGAACAGTCTCATGCGGGCCGAGCTGTTTTTGCGCGCGGTGTCATCCTTGGGTGTCCCCTGGGTCAATGTTATCGTCATGGGGGACGATTTATTGGCCTGTCTCCCGCACGGGGTCGCTGTGTGCGATGTACTACGGGCTGAACGGGCAGTCGGAGTGGCAGCTAAGGGGGCAGGCTTTGCCCATCTCGATCAGGTCACATTCATTAGCTGCTCGTTCCCAACCATGGCTGACAGCGTCTGCATGGTTCCCTTACCAGGTCGGATGTTTGCCAAGCTCAGCTGGACCATACACCCTATCACCATGCGAACACGAGGAAGTTACGTCCATGCTGTTTTTCGGCCTTATTCGCGAATTTTCCGGGGTCTCGAGTTCTTCGAGCATTGGATCGCTTGGCACATGCGGGTGCCGGTCGTTCAGCGGCTCCCCTCTTCGCATGCTCCGAAACCACCAGTGTGCCAACCTGCTGATCGACCCATCGACTGGGCGCGCTTTTGGGCACTTCGCTATTGTGCTGTGCTACCGACCTGGCAGTTTGACGGTTTGGAACCTTCGATGGCTTGGATGGTCCATTGTCCCGAGATCATCAAGATCATTCGAGTCGATTCTGTGGATCCTGAGGACCGCCTTGGGCAAGCGCTCCAGTGAATCCGACGAGCCCACAACAAAATTTCGACGTTTATGCCCACCGGAGATGCCCCTACCACAGAACATTGGTGCCAGGCTCAGCTTGGTCCGGGACAGTGTGGACCAAATTGCAGCCGCGATTGTGATGCCGCAAGACACCCGTCCAGTACGGTTGCCAGTTCAAACTGGCACCGAGCGGACGGCCGTGTTGCCCTTTCAATCCACGGGGACGCTGACGTTCACGTCCGCCAATTCTGGAGCAGTCGCGGCCCTTTTGTTTCGACATCCCATCTGTCCACTGTGGATCACCGGGGTGTTCACCAATGTATCCACGATTTACAACGTTGAGGGGGAGTTTATCTTTGCAGACAACATGTTTCGCTGGGACAAGCTTGGTCTTACGGGGAGTTGCCTGTGGGCCACGAACGGAGGTTCGGTGTTTCCTTCTTGGTTCGGCAGCTACATTTCTATCCCCACAGGTCTTACACCGAACATCCCGGTTGCCACGGACGCGCTGATCGGGGCTGACTTCTTTTGGGTGCCCAGCGGTTGGGCGTGGCTTCGCGTCTCCGCCACTGGTACAGAATCAGGCGGGAGCCTTGGGGCTCAACTGTACCAATGGACGGGGCCTGGAGACGAAGCTGCCCTTGCTGTCGGTGGTTACTCGGCATCGTTTTCTGGCGGGACTGCTCTCATCCTTGTTTCTGTTGGGCAGGGGTGGTATCGCTGGGCCGAGCTGACATCGATTGGGATTGGAAATGCTGGAGGCATGGAGGCTGCGATTATCAACTGTGGTTGGTCCACCAATTCGGCGTACCCATCCACCGGTGGCACGGTGGCCGGGTTGTGGCCATTCAATCCTCCACCTGATTTTGGAACTGTTTCCTCCTACCCATGGTCGGCAACCCGGTGCAACGCAGCTGCGGCGCTTTTCACGAATGTTTCCCAGGTGTTGGAAAAGCAAGGTACTGTGCTTGGGGCTCGCCTCACTTCTATTGATAGCCCCTTCAACTTCTCCAATGCAGTGTTGTCCACCCGCACACCCCTGGAGAAATATTTTGGCGCCTTTGAATCCGGGGTCTATACCTGGAGCTCACCCAGCCCCGAAAGCCAGCTGTATCGCCCTGCCTATCGGGTTGGCAGCTTCAATGGTTCATCCACGGGAGTCAGCTCATACAACCCGTGGGTGCAACTGGCGGATACATGCTATTACAATGGGATCATTATGACGGATACGAGCACCTCCCCGTATCCGATGATCGCGATCACGGTTGATTGGCATTTGGAATACAGAAGCACGAGTCCATTGTTCCCGGCAGCGGCGTCCTCCACCACGTTGGAGGCGGTTCATCAGGCCCACTTGGCTGTGGCTACGTTGAACCCGTTCTGCGAAAACCCCCGGCACCATACCCTGAAGTCGGCGGCCCAGGGCATCGCCCGGGACATGGCCAAGGCAGTGTTGGGTCAGTCGTATCGCCCCGTGATGTACATAGCCAAGAGGGCGGTCAATCATTTAACCCAAATGGTTCCAGGATCTACCGTTCCCTCTAAGGGTTCCCCTGGGACTGGTAAACAAGGCGGAGGAAAAGGCGGCGGAAAAGGTAAACCAAAGAAGGGCAAGGGCCCGGGGAAGGGCAGCAAGGGGCCACCGGGCTTCATTGGCCCAGTTCGGCCACCTGGCCTGGGCAAGAAGGGTGGAGGTCTTAACCAGTACCTCGCCAAGCACGGTAACCCAGGTGCCAAGGATTACGCGGCCATTGGCCGCGCGTTCATGAACCGGTAGGCCCCCTTCCCTTTGTAAATAGCCCTTGTACATTTTGACTTCCGCCGTTGTACATTTTGACTTCACTCCACCTTGTACATTTTGACTCGCTCCTCTCTCTGTGCCTGTACATTCCACGACTCGTTGACCCACTCCCTTCTTAGGGCAACACCAAGGGCACACGGCAACCGCCCCCTTGGGACGTGACCAGGGTTCCGCCTGGCACGGTAAAACAAACACCGGAGGAGGTGGGGCCCCTGCGGGGGATAGCAGCCTAACC